GGTCTTGATTGTGATGGGACTTGGGATTCTTGTATTAATTTAAGTAGAAAGAATTATGCGACAATGGAATCTAATGGTAAGATTAAATTAACCGGAAACTCAATTAAATCTAAAAAATTACCACTGTATATTGAGGTGTTCTTGGATAAAGGTGTGAAATTATTATTGGAAGGGAAAGGTCAGGAATTTATTGAATGGTACTTTGAATATCATCAAAGAATCTATGACCAAAAAATACCATTAAAACAAATCGCACAAAGAGCGAGAGTTAAACTATCAGTTGAAGATTATAAGAAAAGATGTGGTATGAAAACTAAAGCGGGTTCATTGATGAGTAGAATGGCTCATATGGAATTAGCAATTAAACACGACTTAAAAGTTTCGTTGGGTGATGTTATTAGTTATGTTAATAATGGTGTTAAGGCATCTCACGGAGATGTTCAAAAAATCACCAAAAACAATTATACTAAAAAAGCGTTAGATTTGTTCACATCAGTAAATGGTGTGGAACCTGAAGATAAGTCTACCTCAACAATACAATTAAATTGTTATATGTTAGACCAAACTGAAATTGAGAATAACCCCGATTTAACCGGAGAATATAATGTTCCAAGAGCAATCTCCACATTTAATAAAAAGGTTGAACCATTGTTGATTGTTTTTAATAAAGAATTAAGAGAAAGTTTATTAATTGCTAATCCGGAAGATAGAGGATTCTTCACCAAAACTCAATGTGAATTAATTGGTGGTGTTCCAAATAAAGAGGGTGACCAAGACACTATTGAAGATTTATTAACGATAACCGATTTAGAATTAAAGTTTTGGGATAGAGTTGGTGTTAGTTCAGAATATATTTATGATTTAGCCGAACCTGGTTGGGAAGAACATATTAATTAAAAACAGAAAAGGTGTCATATTCGACACCTTTTTTTTTATTCTAATTTTAATCCATCGGAACTTAATATATACCAGTTACCGTCAACCTTAAAGAACTCAACTGCCGCCCCCTTATCAATAAGGATTTCATCGTATTGTTCGTCAATAAGACCCATAAATGGAACAATTAAAACTTTTGTTAAAGCTTTAATTACGATATGTTCCGTACTACTTTGGTCTAAAATAATTTTACAATTTGGTACATCTTTAACTAATATGAATTCTTCACCATTAGTTCTGTGTTCCGGTATTGTAATAGTTTGAACGGGATTAGAAACGTTTAAGTTGGACATTGTCCCAAATAATTTGTTCCCAATTTTTTTTCTTGTTATAAATGTCATATAAATTAAATTACGTATATTTGTCTTGGCATTGCTCTAAACTTTAATTGTTTGTTAAGATTTTCAGCAATCTGTGCCTCTCTTTCCATAACCTTTTCAGGTTTAAGTCTTGTTAATCTACCTTCAGCACCAATCAATTCTTCAATTAATTTTGTTTTTTCATCTTTAGCTTCTGTTGCTAATGATGTATAATCCATCGTTAATTCACTGTCAGGTGTTTTAATATTACCACTAAATTTACCACGAACTCTTGCTAATGTTTCTTTAACATATGCGGTAAACCAACGACGAATCCAAACTTGTGCTGGATTATTTAAGTCAACCCAATCAATCTCTTCAAATGGTACGTCTGATGGTAACTTAATAATATCCGGATTAGCTTTTAAACATTTATCTCTATCTTGAGGTCCAACATCATAATACCAATACCAAACTTTACCTCTTGACATTGTAGCGTTTCCAAAATCAAATTTACCACCTGGTGTTTGCATTAAATGTAACGCCTTTTTTCCTTCAGGTAAAGCGGTAATTTTATAAGTTAACTCACCGGCAATAATTCTTCTTTGAATGTTAATTTCTTGCATTCTTAATAACATATCAAAAGCGGGTGCCATAAAGAATGACCCTGACATATTCATTTGAGCAAAACCACCGGGACCACCAAGACCAACACCACCTAATGAACCAAACGACCAAGGGTCAAATAATAGGTTATTAAGTTCTGCAGGTGTGTACCACATTACTTCATTTATTTCTCTTCCAGCAGGAATTTCATAAATTTGTTGTCCTTGAACTAATTGTACGTAATCTTTTTTAAGTTCCCAATCACCTCCGGCTTGTAACCCAACAATTTTAGAATAAGCGTAAGTGTATCTTGTTTCATAGTCTAAACTTTTAGTTATGAATGCTCGAGATAATGATTGTGTGTCTAAATTTAAGTTCGCCAATGAAGTCCATTGGGATTCAATTAACCAATCTTGAATATATTGAGAATAGTCACTAATAGATAATTCTAATAAACTATCCATCATTTCATCTTCAATTTCAATAGAACGAAGAGGTGCACCTAAAAGGTGTCTAATTCTTGTATATAGTTTGGTTCTTTCTGGTTCTGCGATAACTGCCATATAGATTTGTGTTTCTATATAAATATCATCTAAGAGTATAAATTAAACTTTTTTCAGGGAAAACAAAATTACCATTAATAATTGTCGTGTTGTTATTCTCGAATATTAATATTTCTTTATTATTTTTTGAGAAAATTAACCAATCTGTTTTGTATTTTTTAACATTACCGGAACCTAATACAATTATAAAGTGATGTTCCTCGCTGATAGACCCAAAAGGTTTAATTTGTGCAGTTTTGGTTACACCATCAACAATTATCTCACAATCAATTCCACCAATCATATCTTCACTACTCCCAAGTTTTCCGACAGCATTTACGTTGTCTTCCCCAAATTGTTTTTTAAGGATTTCAACTGTAGTGTCTTCTCTTCTCTGACCCCAAGCGTGGGTTTGTCCTAATACCATCATAAGAGATTGGAATGTCGAAGATTCGGGATTAAAGATTCTTGTTTTATACTGGTCAATTATTGTTACGAATCTTTTAACTTGATTGATTTGTTCGTAAGCATTTAAGTTTTGAAATGAAATCGGTTGTTGTCTTTGTGATGATAAAACTTTATTAACATCTCTAAGTAACACGCAGAAACAACTATAGTTTGTATTTAATTTATTGATTACTGAACGACCTTCTTGTTCTAAGTCGTATATTCCGGACATTTCACCTTCAGCATACTCACCTCTATTATAGTAATTGTCAGGAAAGACATCTCTTAAAATTCTATTAATTGCAAATTTAAATAAATCTTTAACTTTTGGGTTTGTGTTAAATACCTGTCTAATTTCTTCAACTTTAGAGGTTGAACATTTTTCGGCATTGGATTCTGACAGTATTAATGTTACTTTCTTATCCGTTTCATTTTTTTTAATCTCTTCAATTATAAGATTAACTTTGTTTTCTGTATTTTTCATATAGGCTTGTGTTTATTATGATAAATATCTTAACAACCGAATTAACCTCGGTTGTTTATTTTATTCATAATTTCTCCGATAAAATCACCTCTTTCATCTAAGTTGTCACCCATTACGGTTCCAATGTTTTGTTTCTTTTGATTTACCATATCGTAGATGATTGCCTCAATTGAGTTATCAAATATTGGGTAGTAAACCGATACCGAATTTTTTTGTCCGTATCTGTATGCTCTATCCTCTGCTTGAGCTAAGTCACCCGGAACAAATGAAAGGTCATTAATGATTACCGCTTCGGCAGCGGTTAATGTGATTCCTACACCAGCAGCCTTTACGTTACCAACAAACACTTTAATCTTTTCGTTATCTTGAAATTGGTCAACAGCATATTGTCGTTGAGGTTTTGGTGTTGAGCCATCTAATTTAACCGCTTGTTTTCCAAAATGTTCCGCAATTCTGTTTAATGTTTCGGTGAAGTTCGTAAAAATGATAACTTTTTTATCTTGTTCTAAAATATTCTCGGCTAATTCAATAGTGTCTTTGATTTTTTCTTCGGCAATAACTTGACGTACTTTCATTAACTTACTAAATTGAACTGTTAATGAGGTACTTTCATCAGGGTTTTTATTATACCAATCGTAGTATTCACCCATTAATCCTTCATAAAGTTTTGACTTTAATCTTAGATAAACAGGTGTAATAATTTTTTCAGGTAAATCTAAAACCTCGGTTTTCAATCTTCTTAAAACTTGTCTAGAAGTTCTATCCCTTAGTTCTTCTAAGTTTGATGCTCCGGTAACATTCCATATTTTACGAGTTCCTGCGGTAAACTGATAACCTTGACAATATCTAATAGCATAAGCCATCCAATTCTGAGAAACCGGGCTTTCAATCAATGATAATAAGTTGAAATAATTCATTGGTCGGTTAGTCATTGGTGTTCCCGTTAATAACCACACTCTTTCACATTTTTTAGAAAAACTATTAACTAATTTTGTTCTTGCCGCTTGTCCATTACTTACATAATGAGCTTCATCTAAAATAATTAAATCAAAATTTCCTTGTGTGATTAATGAATTGTCCTTATCTTTGAGGTCGTAGAAGTTTTTAAGAATATCATAATTTACAATTACAAAATCGTGTTCAATTGAAAAATTTTTACCTTCGGAAATATAAACACTTCTATCTGAATAATTCTCAATTTCTCTTTGCCAGTTAATCTTCAGAGATGCCGGACAAACAATTAATATTTTTTTTGCACCTGTTTCTAACGCAGCAATAATTGTTGAAGTTGTTTTCCCAAGACCCATATCGTCAGCAAGAATGAATCGTTTGGAACCCGCCAATTTCTCAATCGCCTCTTTTTGATGTGCAAGTGGTGGTCGATGTGAATATTTTTCATAATCAATTTCGACATTCTTAATTGTGTGTGTTTTAATTAAAGCACCTTTTGGTAGCCAAAAATCGTGGATAGTTTCAGAATCTAATACTTTCCCCCAAACGTGGTAGGATTTTTCTTTCTCAACTAATAGCTTTTCCACCCATACCTGTTCGGGGATTTTAAGTAACAATTTTTCGTCGGCAATTTTTTTGGCAAAGTAGGGGTCTAAATCAACCCATCGTTTGGCTACCTTAGGTGTAACTTCGTAATAATTAATAATATAATCGCATTGAGACCTTGTAGGGAAAAATCTTTTATTGGTCTCTTTTTGGTGTTTTAATTTAAGGATATAGTTATTCGCCCCTTGATAAGTTTCAAGAAGATTTAACGCTCTTTGTTCGATTGTAAGATTAGTATTTTCTGGGGGATTGTTCTCCAAAATAATTCTTTTATAGAAATATAACACATTTTATAATATTTATCAATATGAATAATAAAGTACCAATTACAAGAATAAGTAAGTTCTTCGGAGCGGAGGATTTTAAGTTAGAACAGGACTTCGGAACTGAATGGTTACACGGGGATATGAACTTTACATTAGTTCTATATCGTGTTGATAGATATAAGACCAAAACGGACGATGTTTATGGTGAGACCGTATCTGATGGTATTAAGTTTTTACCACCTGTTGAATTCAAAGGGTATGTTCAAATTATGGCTCCTGAGAACAAATATTTAGGTAATTCTAAAATTGACCAAATGGAGCCGGGTAACCTTAAAGTCTCTGTTTATCAAAGAGATTTAGAAGAATTGGATATTGATATTAGTTATGGTGATTACATTGGATACTACGAAACGGAAGATAAAGTAAGATATTATACGGTTAACAATGATGGAAGGGTGACTTCAGATAACAAGCACACAATTGGGGGTTACAAGTCATTTTATAGAACTATTATGGCGTCTCCGGTTACAAATAACGAATTTAGAGGTCTATAATGAAAGTAGTAATAACAGAAAATAGATTATTTAATTCAATCTACAAATATATTGATGAAACCTTTAACTCAAATGATATGGATTGGGTTTATGGTCTTGGTGTAGATGATGACGGATATGTTGATATTGATATGGAAAATGAAAACTTTTTAATTTTTTTTAAAGGTGAGTGGGAAGGTGAAGAAGATTCTGATTCTGTTTTTCATTATTTTGATGTTGACTATTATGATAAAAATGACCCTTCACATAAACCTTTTAGAGACAAATCACCAACTTTAGAAGTTTTGGGTGAGTATGGAAGACACTTAGACTCTATGTTTGATAACCATTGGCACGAACCAATGAAAAAATGGTTCCAAGATAATTTTAATTTACCGGTTAAAACATTATCAACATATTACAATTATGAAAATTATAATTAAAGAAAATCAATATAAAAAGTTATTAGAAACTATTACCAATGATGAAGAAAAAAATCATATAGGTGATAGAGTTATGGTTTATTATAATTTACATAAACACACATTTTCAGTAAGTCGTGATGGTAGAGTAATTACTCACGCTGATTATGTTAAATTAGTTGATGTCGAATTTAGAGTTAGACAAGGAGGTAGAGATAAGGTATTACAAGACAAAAGAAAAAATGTTCATTCATTTGTTATTGGTTATTTAGTTGATTATTGTAGTTATCCTTGTGAAGATATGCCGAGTGAACCAAATAATAATATTGTAACTTATAACCCATATAAGTATAATTCATTTGTTATGAAAGATACTGAAGAACCAATATACCGTGCCGGTGAAGTTAAAATGATAAATTCAAGAAACAAAATATTTATAACAAAACAATAAAATGGGTTTACCAAGTAAAATAAAAAAAAATATACCACTAACTGAATCTAAAACTCTTTTTGCAAGACGTGAAGAACTTTTAGAAAAAATTAATAAAGACGGGACTTATCTCCCAAAATCTTTATTGCACGCCGATTTAGATAGAGGATTTTTAGATTTTGTTAAAAATGATTTAAAAGTGGTTGTTGAAGGTAAAACCATCCCAACGGTTGATATTTTGGTGACAACACAGAATTGGGCTCAATTTACCGAAACTTGGAATTTTCAAAATATAGATAAAAATGCTGAACCACCATTTATAACGGTTGTTAGAACTCCCGAAGTTAAATATGGGACTAACCCTGCGGTTGTATATAATATCCCTAATAGAAAACAATACTTTTATGCTCAAGTACCTACTTGGGATGGGCAGAGAAATGGAATGGATATTTATACTATACCACAACCGGTCCCGGTAGACATTACTTATTCAGTTAAGATTATTTGTAATAGAATGAGAGAGTTAAATAAACTTAATCAAATCATTTTAGAAAAATTTGCATCAAAACAAGCTTATACAGTTATCAAAGGTCATTATATCCCAATTGTTATGGGAGGAATTACTGACGAATCTGTTTTTGATGTTGAAAAAAGAAAATACTACATTCAAACTTATGAGTTTACAATGTTAGGTTTTTTAATTGATGAGGATGAATTTGAAGTAGCACCCGCTATTACAAGAGTATTAACATCAGCAGAATTTGACCCAAACAACACTAAAAGACAGAAAAAAATAACTGAAGAAAGTAAAAGTTTCCAAACAAATGTTTTATTTGTTGTGGGTAATAACACCTTAAACCAAAAAATAAACTACACCGTAGATGTTAACATTGGTGATGTTATTAATGTGGAGAGTTTTGATGTGTTTATTAATGGGGATTATTATGGTAGTGATTTAACTTTATTACAAATCAATACAAACGATGTATTAAGAATTGATGTTGTTAAAAAAGACGAGAGTAAAGAAAGTACAATCCAACTATTAGATTTGTTACTTTAATCTTCTCCGTAGATATCTTTTTTAGGTTTACATTTTTCAATAATTAACCTTTCCAAAAACCTGTACATTTTAATACCCCTCTTTTCACAGTAGGTTTTAAGAATCTCGTGTGTCTCCACCGATATCTTTAAATTTTTAATCTTTTTGATGTCTTTATCCATAAGTAGAAAAAAGGCAGAAAATAATCTACCTAAAATATAAATAGTTGCTACGAAGTAAAGTATTTTGATTTTTTTTTAATATTTATATATAAAATAAATTAATAAACAAACAAACTAATGGCAACAAACAGTAAAGTATTCGTATCTCCTGGGGTATATACATCCGAAGTTGATTTGAGTTTCGTAGCACAGAGTGTGGGTGTTACCACATTAGGTATCGTTGGTGAGACCCTAAAAGGGCCGGCATTTGAACCTATCTTTATACGTAACTTTGATGAATTCTCAACTTATTTCGGAGGAACTTCCCCTGAAAAGTTTATAAATACACAAATACCGAAGTATGAAGCTTCGTATATCGCAAAAGCATATCTACAACAATCTAATCAATTGTTTGTAAGTAGAGTTTTGGGATTGTCAGGATATGACGCAGGTCCGTCTTGGTCTATAAAAACGGTGGCAAACGTTGATAAATCAACAGTAGATTTTTACTGTATAAGTTCAACAGTTGTTGATTGTGTCGCAGAATGTGACGCATTTAAAGAAGTATCATTTACCATACCTTTTTCAGGTTGTGATAATAGTATCGATACTATTGTTTTTGGTAGTATAACCGGAGATGAATCAATTATATCTGATAAATTTTTATTATCGTATGAAAATTTTGATGGTACAACGTCAACACTTAGTACTGATATTAAACAACAGATTTACAATGTAATCTTATCATCAACAACTTTATCAACATCCGCAACATCAGTTAACATTTACGGACCAATACCTTCTTCTAATTATAGTGCATTACAAACATTAGGGTTTACTGGTGTTACAAACGTATTTAATGTGAATAGCGTTGATTCAAGTGTTTGTGATTATACATCACCTGATACAGATGTTTGGTATTATTCAATGTTTGATAATAATGGTAACTTTAATTATAGTGGTAGTTCATTCTTCACTGTTATTGATAATTTAGAACAAACAAGTACATCGTCTAACTGTGCTAGTTTTAATAGTTTTAGTGTTAGTGGAAACGGTGCAAGTATTGATTACAATACACAAACAATAAATGTTTATTTACCACTAGGGACTGATTTATCAAATATTATTGCTGATTTCAGTGCTTGTACAAGTAGTGTTGTTATTAATTGTATCGACCAAGATAGTGGTGTAACGTCTAATGATTTTTCTGCAACAGGTTGTTTAGAATATCAATTAGTATCTGAAGATTTAACAGTTTCTACATTATGGAATGTTTGTATGATTTTAGTAGACCCTTGTAACCCTGCAACAACAGGACATACAGGTTCTCAATCTATTGGTAATATTAAAACTTGTTACTCAGGTAATGTAACCGGAACGATTTATGTGTATACAGGTACATCATATACTGATTTTGATGACGTAGTTATTACAACTTTACGTTCAAGAGGTATTTCAACTTATAGTACATCATCTGATGGACCAACGTATCAAGTAAATGATGTTGCAAATGTAACATTAAATTGTACAGGTAACTATTCAACTGTTAAAACTAACCCATATTCTGAATTTGGTATTAACATAACAGATAAAGATGGTAATACTTTCTTCTTTGAAACTTCTCTTAGTGAGTCAGATTCAAAAAATGTTAGTAAAGTATTTGGAACGTCTAACTTTGGTAAACCAAGAACAACTGTTCCATTATTTGTTGAAGAACATTTCCAAACATTATTAAATTATTCATATAATAAAGGTTATATTAGAGGTTTAAATTGTGATTTAACCGCTTTACCAAGAGCTAAAGATGAAAGTTTTGATACTATTGCGTTTTATTTAGAACAATATCAAACACCGGTATCACCTTGGGTTGTATCTGAATTAAGAGGTAATAAAGTTTACAACTTATTTAGATTTACAACAATATCTGATGGTGGTGCAGCAAATACTGAAGTTAAAATATCTTTAGTTAATATGTCATTCAGTAATCAAACATTTGATGTTTTAGTTAGAGATTTCTTTGATAATGATGCTAATCCGGTAGTTTTAGAAAAATTCACAAATTGTACTATGAACCCAAATAATGCTTCATTTATTGCTCAAAAAATTGGTACTACTGATGGTGAATATGAATTAAATTCAAAATACATTATGGTGGAAATGAATGAAGATTCACCAATAGACGCTATTCCTTGTGGTTTCCACGGGTTTAAATATAGACAATATGGTTCGTCTCAATCACCATTCCCTATTTATAAAACTAAATACGATTTTCCGGGTGAAGTAGTATTTGACCCACCATTTGGTAACGCAGAAGGTTCTAATGTAACTCAATTAAGTCCTGGTGATAATGTTCGTAGAACTTATTTAGGTATTTCTACAGGATATGGTGCAGGGTATGATGTTGACTTCTTTGGATATAAAGGTAAACAACGTCCATTAAATTTATGTACTGAAAGTGATTACGCTGATTGGGGTGTTCAAACAAGAGGTTTCCATATGGATATCAATGCGGCATCAATCGTTTATCCGGGAACAAACAACCCTGAATTCTATGTTGGTTCAGCACCATTTGTTACTGACCCTGATAGTGCGTCTAATCCTTATTATAACATTTATGCTCGTAAATTCTCATTATTAGTACAAGGTGGTTTTGATGGTTGGGATATCTATAGAGAATCAAGAACTAACACTGATAATTTCAGAATAGGTCAATCTCAATTCCAAAAAGGTTCTTGTCCTACTTTCAGATACCCATCTGCTACAGGTTGGGGAGCGTTTAGACAAATCACTGTTGGAAATAATACTGAAGATTATGCAAATTCTGATTATTACGCTTATTTATTAGGTCAACAAACATTTTCAAACCCTGAGGCAGTAAATATTAATTTATTTGTAACACCGGGTATTGACGCTGTTAACCACGGTGACTTAGTTGGTAGTGCAATTGAGATGATTGAATTTAACAGAGCGGATTCGTTATATATTTGTACAACACCTGATTATCAGATGTTTGTACCTTCAACAACTAACCCATCTGATTTAATTTACCCTCAAGAGGCGGTAGATAGTTTAGTTAATATAGATTCTAACTATACAGCAACTTATTACCCTTGGATATTGGTTAGAGATAGTGTAAACAACACACAAATCTATTTACCACCAACAGGTGAAGTTGTTAAAAACTTGGCATTAACCGATAACATTGCGTTCCCTTGGTTCGCGGCGGCAGGTTACACAAGAGGTATTGTAAACGCAATCAAAGCGAGAAAGAAACTTACTCAAGAAGATAGAGATGTTCTTTACCAAGGACGTGTTAATCCAATTGCAACTTTCTCTGATGTTGGAACGGTAATTTGGGGTAACAAAACTCTACAAGTTGCTCAATCAGCTCTTGATAGAATTAATGTTAGAAGATTATTACTTCAAGCTCGTAAATTGATTTCTGCGGTATCTGTAAGATTACTGTTTGAACAAAACGACCAAAAAGTAAGACAAGACTTCTTAAATGCTGTTAACCCTATCTTAGACGCAATCAGAAGAGACAGAGGTTTATATGATTTCCGTGTAACAGTTTCGTCAGACGCTGCTGATTTAGATAGAAATCAAATGACTGGTAAGATTTATATCAAACCAACCAAATCGTTAGAATTTATAGACATTACGTTCTATATTACTCCGACAGGAGCTTCTTTCGAGAATATATAATAATAAAATTATGACCCATTGTAATAGTGGGTCATAATTAAGCCTTAATTTAAAATTATGTTAAAAAATAAAATTGTAGAAGGTATCGATGAGTTTGGTGCTCCGGATGAAAAGTACTACGCTTTTGATTGGGATGATAATATTGTTTCAATGCCGACAAAGATAATGTTAAAAGACGAAGATGGTGATGAAGTAGGAATGTCTACAGAAGATTTCGCAACTTATAGAGAAGAGATTGGAAAAGAACCTTTTGAATTTGATGGACACGAGATTGTTGGGTTTGCCAATGACCCTTTTAGATATTTTGGGGTTAAAGGTGATAAACAATTTATAGTAGATGCTATGACTGCAAAACCGGGACCTGCTTGGTCAGATTTTGTCGAGGCGATTAATAACGGTTCAATATTTTCAATTGTAACGGCAAGAGGACATACTCCTTCAGTGTTAAAAGAGGCTTGTTACAATTATATAGTTTCAAATCTTAACGGAATTGATTCAAATGAATTAGTTAAAAATTTAGAAAAATATAGAGATTTAGCGGATGAAGATAATATTTCTAAAAGAGAAATGATTAGAGAATATTTAGATTTATGTAAATTTTATCCTGTAAGTTATGGTGAAGGTTCCGCCACAAATCCTGAAGAAGGTAAAATTAAAGCTTTAAAAGAATTTGTTAATTATGTTAAGGCTATGTCTCAACACATACAAAAGAAAGCTTTCTTTAAAAATAAAATAAACAATTATTTTGTCCCTAAGGTAGGTTTTTCAGATGACGATTTAAAAAATGTGGATGTTGTGAAAAAACATTTTGAGAAAGACCCAGAGAATATTATTAAAACATATTCAACAGCAGGAGGAATTAAAAAAGAATATTAAATTAATTATTATATATAAAAATATTTAATAAATAAAAACTAGTTAATAAAATATTAATATAAAAACTAGGATTTCTAGAATGATATAAAATTTAATTCTAAAAGTCAAGAGAAAAAAATTAAATAGACTATATTTATAATAAACAAGATAAAAAAATAAAATTTAAAAACAAATAGAAAAATGGCTGATTTATTAATGAAAATGCCCATACCGTATGAACCAAAAAGACAAAATAGGTTTATTGTACGATTCCCTTCATCTTTAGGGATTAACGAATGGTTTGTAGAATCTGCAGCCAGACCACATATTACTATAACTCCGGTAGCGATACCTTTCTTAAATACTGAGACATATGTTGCGGGACGTTTTGTTTGGGGAACAATCAATGTTAAATTCCGTGACCCAATTGGTCCATCAGCTTCTCAAGCACTTATGGAATGGGTTCGTTTATGTGCTGAATCTGTTACAGGTCGTATGGGATATGCTGCGGGGTACAAGAAAAACATTGACTTAGAGATGTTAGACCCAACAGGTGTTGTTGTTGAAAAATGGATTTTAGAAGGTTCTTTTTTAAGTGATGTTAACTTTGATTCATTATCTTATAGTCAAGACGCTTTAGCGAGTATCACGGCAACTATTCGTATGGATAGATGTATTTTAGTATACTAATTCAATTTAAAATATATAAATTAATCCCACATTAGTGGGATTTTTTATTTATAATACTTTATATAAAATTTTAACTTACTATTATTTATAATAAAAACAAAATTATATGGAACAAGATGCTATAAATGCAGGAACCGAGAATTTCAATTTACCTCACGATGTGGTACAATTACCGTCGGGTGGTATTTTTTACAAATCAAAAAAGAAATCGGTTAAAGTAGGTTATTTGACGGCAACAGATGAAAACGCTTTAATGGCCGGTAGAGGAACTAATGACAATATCATTATGTCCTTATTAAGAAATAAATTATATGAACACGATTTAAGACCTGAAGAGTTAATTGACGGAGATGTTGAAGCTATTCTTATATTTTTAAGAAATACTTCGTTTGGGCCGGAATATAATGTAACGTTAACTGACCCAAAAACAGATAAGACTTTTTCACATTCAGTAATTCTTGATGAGTTAAATATTAAAAAAACAGAGTTTAAACCGGATGAAAATGGGTTATTTACAACTGTGTTACCAAAATCAGGAGTAACTGTTAAATTAAGACCATTAACATATGCTGACACTATGGAAATAAGTTCTATTGTTGATACTTATCCGGTAGGTAGAACTGCACCACTAATTACTCTTAGATTAATGAAACATATAGTGGAGGTTAATGGTGATACCGATAAATCAAATATTGCTATATTTGTAAATAATTTACCAATTATGGATTCAAAATATATCCGTAATTTTGTTAGAGATAATCAACCTTCGTTAGAATTAACGAGAGCCGCAATCACCCCATCAGGAGAAAAGATATCATTTGAGATAGCGTTTGGGGTGGAGTTTTTTCGGCCTTTCTTCTAATCACCAACAACTTTTAATTGAAGAATACTATTTTCTGGCTAAATTTATTAGAACTTCATATACTGAATTCTTTCAAATACCAACATATGTTAGAAAATACCTTATAGATAGGATAATTGAAGATAATACACCAAAGACGTAATTTAAAACTACTCTTTGGTGTATTTATGTATAAAACACATTTGTTATGGGTGATGAAGATAAAGGTGGAATAATGGATTCAATGGGTAAAGTAGGGGCTGAATTTGGAAAGTCTTTTACTGATAATTTTAACCCTGAAATTATTTTACAGACATTAAAGGATGTCGATAAAGGAGCTGCTGAAGTCTTAGGTACTTTTGGTGCCAGTAGAGAGGCTATTGCTGCTATTAGACAAAATATTGCAAATGCAATCCCTGATGTAACCGCATTGGGTGGAGAATTTAATGATATTGTTCAAATACAAAAACAAGTTTCTGAGACTTTAGGAAAAAATCTTGTATTATCGACTGATGCTTTTAAGGATATGTATGCGGCGTCAAAAGCTTCGGGACAAGAAGTTGGGCAAATAACTCAATCATTTAAAGATGTTGGGATATCAGTATATGACTCAACTAAACAAATGGAAGGTGTTGTTAATATTGCAAGAGCGTCCGGTGTTAATGCAAGTGCGGTGTCAAGTCAAGTGTTATCTAATATGGAGGCACTTAACAAATATAACTTTGAGGGTGGTGTACAAGGGTTAGCGAAAATGGCAGCCCAAGCAACAAGTTTAAGAATTAATATGGCGGACTCGTTGGCTTTTGCTGAAAAAGTTTTTGACCCTGAAGGTGCTATTAATATGGCCGCGGCAATGCAAAGATTGGGTGTTGCTCAAGGAGATTTACTTGACCCTTTAAGAATGATGGACTTAGCTCAAAATGACCCTGGTGAGTTACAGAATCAAATTGCCAAAATGTCACAACAATTTGTTCAATTGAAGAAAGACGGAACCGGTTTTGAAATTATGCCGGGTGCTAAACGTCAAATGAGGGAGATTGAAAAAGAAATGGGATTACCATTAGGTCAATTATCTAAAATGGCGTTAGCAAGTGCGGACTTAGATGATAAAATGAAAAAAATCAAGTTCCCTGCAGCCACTGAAGAACAAAAGACTATGATTGCCAATATGGCGGAAATGAAAGGTGGTCAATATGTTGTTAATTTTACAGATAAAGAGGGTAATGTTAAAGAAAAGGCGGTATCTGAATTAAGTCCTGATGATATTAAACAGTTAGCTGAAGCCTCAAAACCAAAAAGTATGGAAGACTTGGCTAAGGGTCAATTAGATACTTTAACAAGAATTCAAAAAATATTAGAATCACAAGGAAGAAGACTACCTTCCGCAATTGCTGCTAGTAAAGGTGGTAAGGCGGTTACTGAGGCACCAAGAGAAATCGTTGAGGCGTTAGAGACAACAACAAAAGGTGTTACATCTAAAGGGTTACAACAAGGGTTAGATAAAACTACAGATATTGCTTTTGATGTTTTAAATAAATTTGCTCAAGGAACAGGGACTATGGCCGATGTATCTACGGCATTTTCTAAAATTAGTGAAAACACTAAAACCGCCTTTGGGGAAAGTTGGTCAGAAGCTATGAAAAATGGGACAACGGCAACACATAAGTTAGGGGAATCCCAAAATGGTATTATTCAATTATTAAATACCGGTATTGGTACTTTAAAAAATAGTATTGCAGGAACAACTTCGGGTAATGCTGTTGGTTCTGCAACTCAAAAAGTTAAAGTTAAGGATTTTATTATCGAATCCTTACCTGAAGATAAAATAATTATGGCCGGAGGAACTAACTTAGATGGTAGTAAATCAGGTGGTGGTAGAGGTAATTCGGAACCTACAGTAATTAAACTTGACTTTAGTGTTGATGTAAAAGGTGGTAACATTACTGAACATCAATTTATGGAAGTATTAAATAAAACAGGGATTAAGGAATCCTTAACAAAAACTGTTACAATGGAATTAAATAAAAATTCACCGGAATCAAGTCCTCAAAAAATAATGAACAATAACTTTAAAAAATAAGTGATAATCTATTTATTATAAAAGAATAAAATATGCCAAATAGCCCATTATCATTTGCGTCAACATCATCGTTTAGAAACGCTTTATTAAGTAAAAACTTATCACCATATGGTGTTACTGGTGTTTATTCCCCATCATCATCTGATTTAGATACTGAAACAGTATTAAGCGCATTTAATGTAATTGATTCACCAAATGAATTAATTGCGGAAGATACTTTTGCTGCTCAACTATATCCATTAAATCAGTTTGGACCTAATGAAGGGTATAATACTACCATAGATTATAATGGAGTTCCACAACCGGTTAATTCAAATCAAGGTGAATACTCACCTGATGACACTGCCTTAGATTTAGTAAATGAATTTTTTATTGATAGTGCTTATGTAAATAATTATTTTGGTCCTATTGGGGGTTATAATGATATGGTGGAAATAACTAATAATGGTTATTTAGGTGAACCGTTACATATTCCATATAATTCAAATTTTGTACCGTCAACATATTCTCCGTATAGTATTTTATTAAGTGATAATCCTGATGGGGATAATGGTTCATTATCTCAGGATTCTTATATGGCTAGATTGGCCTCTCAAAAATTAAAAGAATCTTTCCAATATAGAATTGATAGAGAAATTTTTATCAATACTGTTGGTATAGTTAATTTACAATCATTACAAGACCCTTTTGAGGCAAGTTTATTAATATCGGGACAACAACCTTTAATTTATAAAGATTGGACAATTACGGTACCTGAAAACCCTATTGTTGGGGCAATTGATTTAGTTACTAAGTTAGCGGGGGCTTATTGGCCGGTTTCATTAATACCGGGAGACTATTTTGATGATAATACAAAAAACGGACAGACACCACAAACTTCAAATGCTTTAAATGTTGCGAATCAATTAACAGGTGGTTTATTGTCTCCAATATTAAATAAAAAAAGAAATCCTTCTGAGATATTTTTGGCTAATACCGGAAATGGTCAAAGGTCTTCATTATTTAATAATCTTGAATATAATAGATATCAGCCAGGGTATAATGGTCAATATGGTGGGATATTAGGGATTGGTCAAGCAATATTTGATGCAGTATTAAATAGTAATGGAACTTTAACAGGTGGTTATTATGTTGGTAGTAAAACTGCTGAACCTTCAACAATTACTTCACCGGCAAATCAAGTTCCGGTAAACGCTTTTGGTCAACAAACAGAATCTCCTGTATATGGGCCATCGGAATTAGGTATTTTATTTGAAGGAAATTCAGATTTACTTAATTTTGGTTTAGCGGCTAAATCATCGAGTGATGAAGGTGGTCTTGATGGTGGTTTTGTTTGGACATCTCCAAAATATAAACCGGCTGCGGGATTTAACGCAACACCTGGCGGTGGACAGGGCTCGGCTGATGACGGATTTAATCTAATTAGTAGTAACTATACAAGAGATGAATCAACAAATATAACATTCAAAGAAACTTCTATTTTAGATGAAACTCAAAGATTAGTAAATTCTGCGGATAACGTTCAGGGTGTTGCAAGACTAAAACACGTTGGAAATGCGATTAATCAAGTTAGTAAAGTATTCCACGATGGTTATAAAGAAATGACTAAAGGTTCTCAGGTGGTATCATATACTGACCAAACAACCGGTGGTGAGGCGGGTATTGAATATTGTAGAGTATTTGCTAAAGACACACCATATTATACTTATGCTGATTTACAAAAAACTGATGGTATAACAACGTCAGGGAGAAGATTTACAAATTCGGTATTAGATAACACATTTAACCTTAATATTGCTCCGATGAGAAATCCGGGGTCAACAAACATTGTTCCGGATGGTGACGAACCGTTTGATTTGTTAGGTAGTGGACGAGGTGGTTATGCTAAAAAATATATGTTCTCAATTGAGAACTTGGCTTGGAGAACATCAAGTAAACCTGGGTTTACTTACGATGAGTTACCTGTATGTGAAAAAGGTCCAAATGGAGGTAGAGTTATGTGGTTTCCACCATACGACCTTACTTTTTCAGATAGTAGTACTGCTAGTTGGACACCTACCTCATTTTTAGGTAGACCGGAACCAATATACACATACAAAGATACTAAAAGAAGTGGTACATTAAGTTGGAAAATTATTGTTGACCACCCATCGATTATGAATACTATTGTTGAAAAACAATTAAAAGGTCAGAAAAAAGATAGAATTAATTCAATAATGGATTCGTTTTTTGCAGGATGTGTAAAATATGACATTTATACTTTAGCTCAAAAATTTAATACGATTCCAATTAAAGATTTATATACGTATCAAACAATCTTAACAAACCCTAAATCAACAGAACAGGATATTAAAAAAGCAAAGGATGAAATTGGTGTAGATAATACAATAAATAATAAAGAAGTTCCAAAAACAAATCCTGATACGTCATTAACTGATTTTGAGAATAGGTATAAAGAATATGCGTTTTATTTTGATAATGATATTCCGGGACCTCCAAAAAAAGGGGCAACAACGGCAAGTAGTACTTTTCAAAATGATTACGCCAAATATGTTGATAGTTTATATCGAGAATATTATCAACATACTGCTGATGGATTATTTAATCCTGGTTCAACAAGTCGAAATACTAAATTATTTTTTGAAACAGTTATAATTCCAAATTATAAATTTATAACAGAAGGTGAGAAAAACTTTTTTACTGATGCTCTTGCTATTTTGAAAAATAAAAAAGGAAATATTGTTATTGATATGATTGCGTCGGCATCGGCACCAGCGTCACAAAGTTACAACGTTGATTTGTCTAAAAGACGATATGATTCTATTATTAATTTTTTAAAAACATTTTCGGTTGGAGGTGAAACTTTATCTAAATATATTGATGATAAATCGTTAACAATTAATACTGTTGCCGCAGGAGAAACAATTTCGATACCTGTAAGTCCATTAGGATTAGGGTCTCAGGTTAATTGTACTCAAGATATCAAGGCGGAAATTAACCCTAATAAAGACACAAATAAACAAGCACAAGTTTATTCAGTAAATGCTATGGCTTGTAGACGTGTTAAAATTCAAAATATTAAAGTAACTCCTGCACCAACACCGACACCTGTACCGGAACCACCGGTGGTTGTTCCTCCATCAACAGGTTCAACAACACCACCACCACAACCCGTCGTTACAATTCAACAAAAAATTAAAGAAGGTATTACTAAAAAAATTATTAGACAGATGTTATCTGAGTGTAATTATTTTGAAGCGATTAAAGAGAGTTCACCTATGGTTTATGATTCAATACAGGATAAAATTAAATATTTTAACCCTGCGTTTCACTCTATGACACCTGAAGGATTAAACTCTCGTTTAACTTTTTTAAATCAATGTGTTAGACCGGGAGAAACAATTCCAGTAATTGGGACAGATGGTAAACCAAAATATAATGATGCTGCAAACACTGCATTTGGTGCTCCACCGGTATTAATATTAAGAATTGGTGATTTTTATAACACTAAAATAATTCCAAATAGTCTTAGTTTTAGTTATGAACCATTACTTCTTGATATGAATCCTGAAGGAATTGGAGTTCAACCAATGTTGGCTAAAGTGACTTTAAATTTTGATATGATTGGCGGTATGGGATTGGCAAAACCTGTTGAAGAATTGCAAAACGCATTATCATTCAATTATTATGCTAATACTGAGATATATGACGAAAGAGCAACTTGGACAGAAGATACAAGTGCGTTAGATGCTCAAACAGTACAAGCGATTGTAGGTGCACAACCAACGGTTAGTTCAAATAATGTTGATAATCAACAAACAAATGATGCTGGTACAACTATCGGTGAAATTATGACTACGGTACCTAGTGGTGATGGTGATATTGGAGATATTAATTATAAATCAATAATGGATAAATTATTGGAAGTAACTAAAGATTATTACACCAATATTGTTAATCAGGCTGAAAGTACAACAAAATCATATAACGATGGTATTTGGCAATTAACTTGTAAATCAAGACAATATATTAATGGTGAATTTACAATTCCAAATCAAACTCAAAAAGTGGATATTTTTGGTAAATCAACATTTCAAGCGAGTATTGATGAATTATTTACTAGTGTAAACGCAGATATTGATAGTGGTACAAATATATTAATAGTGGGATTAAAAGCCTTACAATATAATGATGAAACGGTTATTAAAAGAGTTAAAGACAATTTAAAAAAATATGTTAATGACTATAAAGCGGAATTTAGTAACGGTGTTGCTCAAATTGTTAATAATATAACACAACAAGAACAGACAATGGTTCAAGTTTTTAGAAAAGTTAATTTAGTTACGACATTAACGGATGGTTTAATTATTAATAATTTAGGTCCTAAAATATATAGTCTTTCAGGAACATCTGAAGTTGATAAAGCAAGTCCTGGTCCACCTTCAAATACATTTGAAGAGTTATGGAGAGATTTCCAATTAGTGGGTGCTAAATTAATGTCTTATAATGATTTTATTAGTAACCCAACACAAGGTGTTATTCCAAGTAAAGTTTATGACAAACCAGGAAGTTTCACATCAAGTTCAACATCTTTTGATGATACTAATTTAAGTGATAAAAGTTTCTTTATGATTATGGCTCAAATTTTTAAAGATAAAAATAAACTTCAAAGTTTTAAAACTACAATAATTTCGGGTGACTTATCTAAAATAACATCACCAAGTAGTTTGACAAAACAATTTGATAAAATATGTGATTCATTTAAAGATAGAGTAGTTAAAGAATTGGATGCGGAAACTAAGAGATATGTTAATATTAAGAAAAACGCGGAGTATGTGACATATCTTAAAACGACTGCTTACAATAAAGGAAAATCACGTAAATTTACATATACGACAACACCTAATCCAACAACTGTTGCTAAACAGAGTACTGATTTACAATTATTATATAAAGGTAATAACAATGGTGACAAAACTATTTGGACAGATAAAACACAATTTAATTAAAAATGGCTGGAAGACAAAATTACAATAGATACAACGAATTTTTATTAAATGGGCAACAAACAATTGTTCCCCACGTTTCATTGCCAAGTAAATCTACAGATAAAAGATATATTTACAAACTTGGTCAATCTAGATTGGATAAAATATCACAACAATATTATAGTTCACCAACATTTGGGTGGTTAATAATGGAGGCAAATAGTGTTTATGGTTGTGATGAGTGGTCTATTCCGGATGGAGCTATCTTGACAATTCCATTTCCTTTAGTAGCTTCTCTACAAGATTATAAAAATGAATTAGATAACCACTTCTTTTATTATGGTAGATAAATCAGAAAATATATTAGTAGAGTTTGACTACAACAACATTACAATAATAGACCCAAATAAGGTTGTAGATAAAGATAATAAAGTAAAAGAACGATACGTTAATCAAGAAGATTTGGTGATGTATGCGAACTTAGAATGCAATATATTACCAAGAACTAAGTTGGCGATTGGTACCGCAAATAATGATGCAATTAGAACTGTATCGATTGCTAAAATTAATTTTTTAAATCCGGGAAATAAAGGTAAGTTAGATAATTCTTACACTGATGAACTAACAGGTAAAGGAACTCTTCAAGGTAAGGGTGTTAATCAAAACAAATTAAACTCAGTTCAAAATCCAAATAATAGTGATGATTATTATATCACACAAACAATGATGTCTGATGGAAAACCGGGGTCTGTTGATAATGGATTATTAGGTATTACTTCAATTCAAATTAGACAAGGTTTAGATTTTTTACCAACAATATCGATGAGATTAGTTGATATTAAAGGTAGGGCGTTATTTGAGGCGGGAGATAATTCGCCTTACGCGGCTTTCTTTAATTTACCATATCCTTTATTTCATTTAACTATTAAAGGTTATTATGGTAAAGCGGTTAGATTGGGGTTAATGTTACAAAACTTTACAACAACTTACAATGCTGCTGACGGTAATTTCCAAGTGGATTTAACTTTTTATACTTACAAATATACAGTATTAACTGAAGTTACTATGGGTGCTTTAATGGCGACTCCACATATGTACCAATCAAGATTAAAAATTCAATCATCTAAAGGTGGTCCAAGTAAAACATCAAAAGTTGAGGACTTAATTGTTGAAAGAGGATATCAAAAAATTAGAGAGTTATACAGCGAATATAAATCAAAAGGAATGATACCTGATGATTTTCCTGAAATTACTTTAATCCAAATGAAAGAAAGAATTGAGAACTTTATTAAAAATATTCTTGATTCATTTACTAAACAAAATTTAGACCCATTAACTGATTTAGATACTTACGGTAGTCAATTACAAGATTACCAAGGTAATGTTTTCTATTATTCTCCACAATCTTGGTTTAACAAGTATATGGATACGGAGAATTTCTTTATGTTAAATAAGTCTGGTGTTAAAGTGTATACGTTTAAAAAAGAGATAAACACTTCTCAAAAAAAGAGTGACGCTATTTCAGAACTTAAAAAATTAATTAACGAAAATAACACTTTATTGGGTAAAAATAAAACTTGCGGGACAAATGGTAAGTATTCAATTAGTGGTAAAGAAACCCCTTGTACTATATCTAATAGTATTAAGTATGAAATTTTTCCAAAACAGGTTCAAGTAAATGATATTGATTTTACTGAAACATATAAAGCTCAAAAAAAATCAAGCCAACCAACTGATTTGGATATTAGTAATTTCAAAGCGGATTTGGTAAAAAGTAATACATTTAATAGTTTAGAAATAAACAATACTGATGGTCAAAATCAAGTTAAATATAACTATTTTGTGTTTGAAGGACCTGGTAGTTTTATCGATTTAATTGATAAAATCAATAAAGATTTAAAGACAAAAAGAGAAGAAATTCAAGAAAAATTAACAATAGCCTTATCAGAATTATTACAGAGTAAAGATAACGGTATTGGATTTGTACCAACGATTAGAAACGTATTGGCTGTCGTATTTGCGAATGGTGAGGCGTTTTTACGTTTAATGGATGATGTTCATACTAAAGCTTGGGCTCAAAGAGATAATAAAATTAGAAAAAACGTTGTTTTTAATAAACAAGTTGCCGGAGCAAGTGCTGATAATAAAAATTCAGGGGATGATGTTAATCAACCAATATATCCTTGGCCTCAAGTTATCAAAGAAACAACAGGTGAAAATGGTCAAGAAAAATATGAATTAAGATATCCGGGTGATAATGATATTATTGGAGAAACTAAAGGATTTTTAAGTGATGTTTGGCCTGAAATAGAATTTGTTGAAGAATTCTTAAGGGCTCTTGTTGAAAAAGAAAAACCACCATCACCATTCACACCTAGTTCAAATAGTTTAACAGAACCTAATAGGGTTTCGTTAAACGCTATTGAATTTCCTATAGGTAATGAGGTGTTCAACAACAAACAGGATGTTAAATTTTTCTATGAAATATATGAACGAGTTTTATTTACATCACACTACTCAAGATTAAGTAGAGCGTCCTCGAATGTGGGGGATACAAATAATATTACAAACGTTATTGCGGAAGCGGAAACAACTAATATTAAAACAAGTTTAGGTACAGATAACCCTTTTTTAATTAAAAAATTAAAAGAGTATGGTTTTACTGGAGATAACTTTGAACGTGTTTTAAGACAAATATCAAATGAGGGTATTGGTGAAAGTTGGCAAAATTATATCAGAGGTATTTTTAATACAACTTATATTAAAAATACGGTCGATAATTCCGGATTTGAATTTATTAGTTCGGATATTTTAACAGAAAGTTCATCTCAACCTTTGGTTTCGTTAAATAATGAGAATTTAGTTGTTCAATACATTACCAATTCAACAACATCTAACAATGTTGATTTAGAAGACATCTATCCTTTTACAGACACTAAGTGGATAAATGGAGGGTTAGCTGATGGAGGTAGTTCAAATTATAACTCTGCTTTCAATACAACTAAGGGATTAACGTACAATACAAAAAATAAAGTTATTTCAAATTTTACTGACGCTAAATCAGTTGATGTGAATAGACCAATAACTAATTTTGTCTATAAAACAATTAATGCTCCGGTTGTTAATAAATTGGAATTAAGTAATTTTTATAGTACAAGAACATATGACGCTCAACTACCAACAGAAGGTGATATTATATATCATAATTATAGTGGTGGGGTAAGTACTTATCAAACAACATCAATGTTTAATACTCCTTATTTTATTAATTCAATTCAAGAGGGTGTTAATAAATTTAAAAATAAAGAATTATACCCGTATGTATCTTCGGCATATTTGTTTTTAAATAGTTTACCATTAACGACTTTACGTGAGAAATCAAAAACATATGAGGGTAGTTCTCAAAAAGATTTAGATTACCTTTTTGCAACATTAAAGAAATTTGGTGCGGTTCACAAAATGCCTTACGCTTGGATATTGAAGATGGGTTCTATTTGGAATAGATATAAAACATTTACTAATAGTGGTGTTGATATTTTAGATAATTGTTGGAAAAATTTTGATGCAAATATCAATTATGACCCGGTTAATTCAGACCCTACTAAAATATATACGTTTACAATACCGGGACAAACAGGGTCAACTAGTGTTGTTTTACAAAATACTGTGGACACAAGTTTCCCATTATTTTTCTCAAATGTATCTGCGGACACAACTACAATTAACACCGGATTTTATCCAAAATTAATAAATGACTTCAACGTATTTTATCAAGGGTTTGAGGTTTATTCAGGGTATACTAATGCGGACATACAAAATGGGTTTAATAAAGGAGTAACATTAAATAATGTTGTTGATAGTGTTATTAATGGTTCAAATGGTGTTGCTACAGGTTCCACTAGATTTATTAAAGTCATTCCTTGGTCGGTATCGGTTAAAACACCGGATAAAATATCGTCATATATAATGCCTTCACAAGGTTCATTATTCAATCAAACATTTAATGAGTGTTTTACCCCTAATGGTACTCTTCAAATTGAAGTTACCGGTAACACATCTATGTATAATGGTTCTGTTAGATTATTTTGGTCAGCACCAAACTACGGATATTTTGATAATACAAAATTAGTGAAACCAACACCAAGTCAATATTTAAAACAAATATTTACGGGTCAAAGTTCTCAACAAAATTATTCATTCAATGGGGTAACTAATGACTACACAAATATTAGTGAAATGTTTTCGGTTTTTGAAAAAAATGTGTTAGATAAATTTGAAACAGAGTTTTTAAAATTTTCTAAATCAATTTATACTTTTGATGAGAATGAATCTGAGGTTGATACTGATACTGAAAAATCATTTGGTAATTTCCAAAAATTAATGACAAGTATGATGGTGGTACCAACCGTAAATGGTTTAAGTAGTGATGGTACCGTTACGGATATCCAAACAAGACAATTAACTAATTTATCAAACCTTATTACAAATTTCTTAAATTATGACGTTGTGTTTAAATATGGAAATCCGGGTGGGTTTGATAAAAGATTATTTTATACTTTCTCTAAACACCCTATTACGTCACCAATTACTTGGGATTATTATACATCTAACACAGCAAATGGTCTACCAAGTCAAACAACCTTGGCTTTATCACAGACAACATATCCTGATGCTTGGAATGCTTTGAAAACTTATGTTGGGTTTTCAGATATACCTGAATTAGTTTATAAAGATAGTGGTTCTTATATCACAGATTTTTTCATTGATTGTAATGTCGCGTTTACTGTTGAAAGTATTACGAACTTATATCCAATTATTAAGATTTATGCTACACAAAAATTAAAAGACCCTACATTGAACTATGATAAATTTATCACATTAGTTAATGATTACTTAACAAGTATTGATTCTTTTAATACCAAGATTTTGAATAATTTGATGATTAAGATTCAAAAAGAATTACCAAATGTTAATGATACACCTCAACAAAAAACTCAAAGTGTTTTAGATAGTAATCAAACTAAAGTTGAGTTATGGGAGTCATTCAAAGCAACGAATGATAAATGGATTGCGGGTAATGATTTCAAAACAAAAACGTTATTTGAAGATATATTATTATTGGATAGAGCAAGTCGTGATGTTGGAGACAAAATATTGGTTGATGTTATCAAATTAAAAGATAGGTTAACCGATATTAATGTTAAAACAAATATGTTAACGTATATTCAAACAATATTAGTTGAGAATAACTTTGTTGTTATGAATATCCCATCATATATTAACTTTTATAATGTACAAGACGCGGTTAAAAACGCAAAACCAAGTCCTGAAGGAACGTTAGAATTTGCTAATACAATGTTTGGTACTTTTTTAAATGTTGATTACAGAAATTCGTCAGCAAAAATGGTTTGTTTTTATGGTGGAAAACCAAGTGAACAATTAGATTTAAAAAATAACGTTGATTATCGTTTTAGAAATGACGCATTTGATTTAAGACGTGCAAGTGATAACCCATTATTAGAAAATCAAATTGGTAAAAAAGATTGGGATAAATCAAACAAAGTTGTTGGGTTTAATGTTGATATGGGTCCTCAAAATCAATCAATTTTTCAAGGATTCAATGTTTCTCAGAACCCTGGTAAATCAACTGCGGAATCATTAGAAGTTATTAATCAAATGGCTAATCAATCGGGTAATAGAGGTGGTTCTACTCAAAGTACTTCATTATATAATGTGTATAAAAATAGAAGTTATTCTTGTACTATTACTATGATGGGTAACGCGATAATCCAACCAACAATGTATTTTAATTTAAGAAATGTTCCAATGTTTAGTGGACCATATATGATAACAAGTGTTAATCATACAATTACTCCGGGTAATTTTGAAACAGTTATTGAAGGTATTAGACAACCTACGGCATCATTACCTAAGGTTGAAAATTATATACAATCTCTTAAAACAACATTGTTAAAGACAATTACTGATAAACTCTCACAAGAAAAGGCTGATAAGGTAAAAGCGTCGTCAACGGGAACTACTAGTAATTCAAACATTAAAAAACAGAAAGAGGAAAAGGTTAAAGAATTAACAAAGAAAGGTGGTACCAAAAGTGATAATACTCAAACGTGTAAACCAATTAGTAATTATGATAAATATACTCTTGACAAACCTTCGGCAACTACCGTTAATTATAATGATGTTATTTCGTTAATAACTACAAATACTGATAATAGAATTAGATATGCAGTTTTTGCTAAAATGTACTTGAGTTCGGCAAATGGGTCTCAGTTAAAAACAGTGGCACATAATTATAGTGGTGTTAATTTAAATCCGTATTGGGGGGCTACGGGGGATAAATATTTTATGACTAAATATTACTGTGACTCAAGTAATTCTACTGATGGTAAAGTTCAGACAGCGTACGCCTTCTTTAATAGTGTGGGAGACCATATTAATTTTTTAATGGAAAGATATCAAAATAGAGCTAGTATGATTAAAAGTATTGATGCTAAAGATATTGCTAAATTTTTAATATTATATTCGGATAATGGTATTCCTAAAAATGAAGATGAATATACCACAATGAATCCTACTGATATATCAAATATTGAAAGTAGAGTTCAAGAGGCTATTAATATTTTTAATCCTGTAACAGGTAATGTTTCGGGAACACAACCAGCCGCAGATGTTCCGGCACCAACACCATTTATTTCAAAATATAAATATACAATTTCAAATTCACCAATTATTGAATCATTAAAAGTGACTATAGACCCTGCTCAAGGTGCTTGGCAAATATTTGTTGCAAGATGGGATTATACTATAACAGCGTCTTGTGCGGGAGGTACTGGAACTAATCAAGACTTAAATGCTGGTGATATATCAACAAATGGTCAAGAATATTTTGTTGATACTGAATCATTATTGAGAGATTTTGACTGTGACAAGAAAGATTATAAAGGAGAATATAAATTAACATTAGAGTTAATTGCTAATCCGATAACACCGGGAGGTGAACGTGACTCTACAAGACAACAAGCTGTAAAAACATTCTCATATAACTTTAAACTTTAATTTTTTCTTAACTAACAGATATTTATATATAAAAAAGATTATGGATACAAAATCATTATTAGAGAATTACTTAGGTAAAAAAACCCGTACTACTGAGAAAGATATGGGTAACGGTTCAAAACAAGTTTGTGATTTGGATTCAGGAGATTGTTATACAATTAGAATGAAAGATGGTCTAATCGAAAGAGTTGACAATACAATGAGCCAAAATAGAAAAATACAAGTTGAAACCACAACAGGTGTAAAACAATTATTAAACGGATAAGATGAGAAAAATAGATAATAGAATTTTAGAAGAAATTGCTAGATATAATTCAATTAACAATTATATTGTAGAACAAGACGCTACATTACCTCCACCTCCGGGTGAAGACCCAAACGCCTTACCACCAGAGGGTGGAGCTCCGGCTCCGGCACCGGTTGACCCAAATGTTGCAGCACCTGCTCCGGCAGCACCTGCAGGTCCACAACCTGTGGATTTGGCAAATGACCCTGATGTTGAAAAATTAGGTGACGAAGGTAAAGTTGGTGGTACTGAAGAAATGGATATTACGGATTTGGTAAATTCTCAGAAAAAAGTTGAGGAGAAACAAGAAGAATATTTTGAAAACTTATTCAAGCACTTAGATGGTTTAGAAAGTAAACTTGGTGAGATGGATGGTATTATGTCTAAATTAAATGATTTAGAATCAAAAATTGAAAAATACAGAGAAAAAACTCCTCAAGAAAAATTAGAATTAAGAACATTAGATTCAGGACCATTCAATCAAAAATTAAGTCAATTCTTTGATGATAAAGAAGAGGATATGGAAAAATCAGGAAAAAATGAATATATTTTAACTCAGAATGATGTTGAAGATTACTCTCCTAATGAAATACAAAAAACATTTAGAAATTTTGGTGACGAAACACAACCATCATCATTTCAACAACTAAGATAGATATGACGGTCTTAGGACCGTCTTTTTTTTTACAAAACAATTTGACAAACACACGGCTGACACTTATACTTTTATAAACCTTTAAATATTTTAAACACTATGGCGACAAATTCATTAGACGCAGTTTTGGCTCAATACGAGAAAGCAA